GGCCGGCTGCGGCTGATCCGCAAGGAGTACCCGAACAGTCCACGCAAGATCGACTCGGTGGTGGGTGACGCCCTCGCCTACGAGGCTCGAGCGGACGCCCTGGCGGACGGCTGGGGACAGCCGCAAGCCGAGGCTTACGCCTACTTCGCATGACAGTCTGAGAGGGGACTCGTGGACGCCACGCAAGCCCTCTCCACCATGAACGCGCTCTATCCGCAGCTCATGCAGCGCCGCTGGGAGACCGACCGCTTCGAGCGGTACTTTCGCGGGGAGCAGCCCCTCGTCTACGCCTCGGAGGCGTGGCGGCGGGAGCACTCGCAGCGATACAAGGGCTTCTCGGACAACTGGTGCGGCGTGGTCGGCTCGGCGGCTGCGGAACGCACTGAGGTGTCGGGAATCCGCATCGGCGACGACAACGAGCCGATGGACGACTCCGAGCGCAGCCTGTGGCGCGACTGGCTGGCCAACGAGATGCCGTTGCAGTCGGCGCAGGGTTTCCAGACGTCGTCGATCGCACGCCGGTCCTACGTGTCGGTGTGGGGCGACTCGGACGACAACCCGGTGGTCGAGTGGGAACACCCCTCGCAGGTGATCATCGACTACGAGCCGGGCTCGAGGATGCGCGGCCGGACCGCGCTGAAGGTGTTCACCGACGGCGACAACGAGCGCGCGATCTTCGACGACGGCGGCTCCTTTCTCTGGAAGTTCACCCGGCCGGCGACGATGGGGCAGGTCATCGTCAACGGGGAGACGTCGTCCGGTCTGGTCCTGGTCGGCAATCCGGGCGGGGCGAATCAGGGCTGGAAGCCGTGGGAGACGACTACGGAGCCGTGGCCGCTGCCCAATCCGCTGGGCGAGTTGACGTTCCGCGAGTTCCCGCACAAGCCGCAGCTCGCCGGTGAGCCGCTGTCGCGGATCGCCGGGACGATGGCCATGCAGGACGCCATCAACATGCTGTGGGCATACCTGTTCGTGGCCGCAGACTTCGCGTCGATGCCGGCCCGTGTGGTGATGGGCCAGGAGCCGCCGAAGCTACCGATTCTGGATGCGAACGGACAGAAGATCGGCGAGAAGGCCGTCGACATCGCCGAACTCGCGCGCGGTCGGATGCTGTGGCTGACCGGCCAGACGACGAAGATCGGCGCCTGGGAACCGGCGAAGCTGGACGTGTTCACCGCCGTGATCAACGTTGCGGTGAAGCACACGGCGGCGCAGACGAAGACCCCGATCCACTACATCGTGGGCGAGCTCGGCAACGTCAACGGGGAGACGCTGAAGGCTACCGAATCGCCACTGGTCACAGACGTCTTGGATGACCAGAAGTCCTACGGGCTGGGCCTGCGCGGGACGTACCGGCTGATGGCACTGGTGCGCGGGGATCGCGCACTGGCCGATGCCTGCCGGTCGGCGTCGATTCTGTGGAAGAACGCGGAGACGCGGACAGAGGCGCAGTTGGCGGATGCGGCGCTGAAGGACCGGCAGATCGGCTTCCCGCTGAAGTGGATCGCGGCCGAGCGGTACAACCTGTCGCAGCCTGATCTTGCCCGGCTGGATCAGATGATCGCCGATGATCCGGCGGGTGCTGGGCTGCTGAACAAGGTGACGGCGGGTCTGCCGCCGATGTCGGCGGACACGAATGCCAACTCCGACAGCGGCAACTGACTTCTCCGCGCAGCTCCGCCGCCTGATCGCCGCGGTGATGCTGTCCACGCGGCAGTCCTGGCAGCAGGTGCCTGCAGACAACATCGTGGCTGGCTGGGCGGTCATCGCCCGGCAGGTCACCGCGCAGGTCGCTGCGGCGCAGATCGCGGCGGCTCGCTTCGGTGACGCCTACGTACCGCGGCTGCTCGAGGAGCTGGGCATCGATCCGGCGTCTGTGGCGACCGTGGAGCCGCGCGCGCTGGCCGTTGGTTCGTCTGGTGTGGACCTCCCGACGGTGCTCGGCTCGGTGCCGCTGAGGGCGTTACATGTCGCCTCGACGGCGGGCGTGGATGCGGGCCTCGACGCGGGCGGGAACCTGCTCGACGGCATCGTGGCAACTCAGGTCGCCGACGCGGGACGGCTCGGGACGTCGCTGCGCATGGTGGCCTCCCCGCATGTCAGCGGCTACATCCGCGAGGTGTCACCCGGCGCTTGTGCGCGCTGCCTGCTGCTGGCCGGGAAGTGGTACCGCTGGAGCTCCGGCTTCCTGCGGCACCCCCACTGCCAGTGCATCAACGTCCCAGTCGGCCAGGCGCAGGGCAAGGGCATGGTTACCGACGCGGACAGCGCCTTTCGGTCGATGTCGAAGGCCGAGCAGGACCGGGTGTTCACGACTGCGGGGGCGAAGGCGATCCGAGACGGCGCGGACATCAACCGCGTGGTGAACGCGCGCCGGGGCACCGAGTGGGCCGGCCAGTCGAGCACCCGCATCAATGAGCGCGGCCAGATCGTCAACGAGCGTCACCGCACCATGACGACGCGTCGCGTGTTCGGGCAGGACGTGTTCACGACCACCGAGGGCGCCACCACCCGAGGCGTCGTCGGGGCACAGGTTCCGGGCCGCGCCCGGTTGATGCCGGAGTCGATATACGCCCTGGCCAGAGATCGCGAGGACGCGATCCGCCTCCTGCGGCTGCACGGCTACCTCCGCTGACTTCCCGGCCGCAAGGGCTGGGCGACCTCTCGCAAGGAGAGATCACGATGGCCGATGACCAGAACGACCAGCAGCAGGCCGACGACGCCGCGACCGACGTCGACCAGACCACCGATACGGCCGACGACGGCACCGACGACGGCCAGGACGGCGCTGACCAGCTAGGCGACGCGGGCAAGAAGGCCCTCGACGCCATGAAGGCCAAGTGGCGGGCCGAGCGGGACCGCGCCAAGGCCCTCGAACAGAAGCTCGCCGACGCCGGGAAGCCCGCGAAGGACGGCGACGCCCCGGATGCCGACGCGATCCAGGCTGAGGCCGATCGCAGGGCTCAGGCGAAGGCCAACGACCGCATCTTGCGGTCCGAGGTGAAGGCCGCCGCCGCAGGGAAGCTCGCGGACCCGGCCGACGCACACAGATTCCTCGACCTGTCCAAGTTCGAGGTGGACGCCGACGGCAACGTCGACCAGGAGGAGCTCGACGACGCGATCGCCGAGCTGCTCACCAAGAAGCCGTACCTCGCTGCCGCGCAAAGCCCGCAGCGCAGGTTCCAGGGTTCCGCGGATTCGGGCGCTCGCAAGGAGAAGCCCAAGACGCTCGTAGAGCAGATCGAAGCCGCGCAGAAGGCGGGCGACACGAACTTGGTGTTCCGCCTGAAGGCGCGTCAAGCCACCGCAAGCAAGTAAGGGCTAGGCGCCTGCCTGCCCGGAGGCCCCCGAAAGGAGCCCCATCATGGCCACTGTCTCCGGGCAGGGCACCACGTACAACCTTCCCAACTTCCACGGCGAGCTGTTCACGGTCTCGCCGACCGAGACGCCGTTCCTGTCCGCGATCGGCGGTCTGAACGGCGCCAAGGCATGGTCGGCGGTCGAGTTCGAGTGGCAGACCGTCGACCGGCGTGCCTCCACCGCCAACAACGTGGCGCTGGAAGGTGCGACGGCCCCTGCCGGCGCCGAGCGGGCTCGGTCGAACGTCACCAACGTGACCGAGATCCACCACTCTGCGGTCGAGGTCTCCTACACGAAGATGGCGGCCCGCGGGCAGTACAGCGGCGCGAACATCGCCCCCGAGTGGGACGACCAGGTGGCCGATGAGCTGGCGCTGCAGGTCCGCGCCGAACTTGAGTCGATGTCGGTCGACATCGAGAAGTCGTTCCTGTCCGGCGTGTATCAGAAGCCGGCGGACAACTCGACGGCCCGGCAGACCCGCGGCATCCTGACCGCGATCTCCACCAACGTCAACGCCAACGGCGGTACGGCGCGGGCGTTCACCGCGGACATCCTCAACGCCACCCTGCAGACGGCATTCGACAACGGCGCGAAGATGCCGCAGGCGTCCACCGTGATCATGGTGGGGTCGGCGCAGAAGGTGAAGCTGACCAGCGCCTACTCCACGGCCACGCTGAACGCCGTCACCCGGGACCGCACCGTCGGTGGCGTGGCCATCGACACGCTGGTGACCGACTTCGGCACCCTCGGCGTGATGCTCAACCGCTGGATGCCGGCCGGCCAGATCGCCATCGTCGACCTGTCGGTCTGCTACCCGGTGTTCACCGAGATCCCCGGCAAGGGCCTGCTGTTCACCGAGCCGCTGGCGAAGACCGGTTCCTCGGAGAAGTACCAGCTCTACGGGGAGATCGGCCTCGAGTACGGGCCCGAGCGGTACCACGCCCTGATCAAGGACCTGTCCTGAGTCACGTCACCTACGGAGGGTGAGAACAGATGGCCAAGTTTCGCAGTGAGAACG